TCTGCTCGATCAGCAACAGAAGTTGTAGAGCGTATGAAAGAATTATCACAAAACTTAGGCTCTGCATTTGGTCGACTCATTAATGAAACAATGATTCCATTAGTATCTAAGATACTAGAAGTGATGGACGATAGAGGAATTATTACTTTACCATTAAAAGTCAATGGTCTTGAAATTAAGATCGCACCTGTTGCTCCATTAGCAATGGCACAAAACATGGAAGATGTACAAAACTTATTGCAATATGCAACCATTGCACAACAAATGCCTAATCCAGCAATGTCTCTTAAAACAGAAGAAATGATGGATTATATTGCAGAGAAGTTAGGTGTTCCTCAAAGACTCAGACCTACTCCAAGAGAACGAGCAATGTTACAACAACAACAACAACAAGCTATGCAACAACAAGCAATGATGCAGATGGCTGCAGAAAATCCTGAAGGCGTTGCTGAAGTTGCACAACAAGCTGCACAACAAGGATAATTATGGCTGGATGGGACGATTTAGAACAAGCATTACCGCTTGATATCAGAGATGTAAAACAACAACGTGATGATACCGATAGACTAGTACTTAGAGTATTAGGTACTGAAGATGGACAAAAACTAATGCAGTGGTTAAGACAAGCTGTATTAGAGCAACCTGTTGCCTTGCCGGGAAGCGACTCAAGCTATGCTTACTACCGTGAAGGGCAGAATAGTATAATTAGAGACTTAGAAGCAAGGTTAATTAGAGCAAGGAAATTATAATGGAAGAAGCAATCGAGCCTAGTGTTCAAGAGGAAACTCAAGAGTCCACTGGCTTACTCGATGGAGCAACTCCAGAAATCGAAGAAGCTAGTGAAGCAGATCCACAAAAAGTAGAAATAGATCATCGTGATCCAAAAGAGGTAGAAGCACAAGCTGATTACCAACCTGAAGGTGACGATGATGAACCATTAGAGCGACCTGATTGGTGGCCCGAAAACTTTTGGAAGGGTGAAGAATCTGCACCTGATTTAGAAGGGATCGCAAAGTCATGGATGGATCTACGCAAACAAATCTCACAAGGTAAACACAAAGTACCTGAAGATGGCAAATATGACACATCTTCATTTGGTAACATACCTGAAGATGATCCTGTAAGACAGCATGTAACTAATTGGGCAAAAGAGTATGGCATTAGTCAATCTGCTTTTGATGCATTAGTTAGTAATGTTGTTGAGATGCAAAATAACAACATGGAAGCATTTCAAGTAAATTTAGACGCAGAACGAAAAGCACTTGGTCCAAATGCAGAAGCACGTATTAACGGCATGGTAAAATGGGCAAGTGGTTTAGTAAACAAAGGCGTATGGTCTAAAGATGATTTTGAAGAGTTTAAAATAATGGGCGGTACTGCCAAAGGTATTGCTGCATTAGAAAAACTTAGAGCATCGTATGAAGGTAGATTGCCTGTTGAAACAACTCCTGTTGAGGGCGCACCATCTAAAGAAGAATTATATGAGATGGTAGCTGATCCAAGATATCAAACTGATCCTTCTTATCGTCAAAAAGTAGAAAGAGCATTCGCTCAAAACTATTCGTAGTCTTTATTGCAATTTGCCTTGTCTTGGTATAAAATCTGAGATAAGGCTTATTGTATCTATTCTTGATACAACCCTTAACGCAAGTAACCTTGTCGACCGGCTATCGTAAATAGCAAGCACTGGCCCAGATTTCCTGGCATACCACAGCGATTAATTTATTTTTATTAATTACTATAAGGAGATAATAATGGCTATTGGTTTATCTAATGCTTTTATTCAGCTCTTTGATGCCGAAGTTAAACAGGCGTACCAAGCTAAAGCTCAATTGGTTGGTGCTACTAGACAACGTAAAGGCGTTGAAGGCGAAGTTGTTAAGTTCCCTAAAGTAGGTAAAGGCGCAGCTACACTACGTGTACCACAAACTGACGTTACCCCTTTAAATGTGGACTTTTCACAAGTTACAGCAACACTAGAAGATTGGAACGCTGCAGAGTATTCTGACATCTTCATGCAACAAAAAGTAAACTTTGACGAAAGACAAGAGTTAGTACAAGTTTTATCTAACGCTATCGGTCGAAGACAAGATCAGTTAATTATTGATGCGTTAACAGCTTCTGGTACATCATTAGCAGTTACAAACGACATCGGTGGTACTGATACAAACTTAAACGTAGACAAACTACGTGAAGCTAAAAAACTTATGGATAAGAACAATGTTCCTCCACAAGATCGTCACATGGTAATTCATGCTAACTCATTAGCATCATTATTAGGTGATCAAGAAGCTACATCAGTTGACTACAACTCAATCAAAGCTTTAGTTTCTGGTGAAATCAATACATACCTTGGTTTTAAATTCCATGTACTTGGTGACAGAACTGAAGGTGGTTTAGCTATTGATGGTTCTAACGACAGAACTATCTGGGCATTCCACAAAGATGCAGTTGGTTATGCTGAAGGTATCGCTCCTCGCACAGAAATTAACTATGTTCCTGAAAAAACTTCATACTTAGTTAATACTATTCTTTCTGCTACTGCTGTAGCGATTGATGCAGAGGGTATTGTTCAACTCACATGTCGTGAATCTTAATAAGGAGAATTATAATGGCTTACTCAAAAGACAACCTACAGCCTATCGGTGGTCAGTCTAAAGCTGGTAACGCTCCTCAAATGTGGAGTTATACAGCACCAGGTACTGATGCTATTGCTGATATTAATACATCAGGTTACTTCAATAACGCATCAACAGTATTAAAAGTAGGTGACTTAATTCATGTATGGGATGCTTCTGTTCCTACATCTACATTAGTTACTGTACTTTCTAATGCTTCTGGTGTTGTTGACGTATCTGACGGTACAGCATTATCAGTTGCAGATGCTGACTAAGTTGTAATATGCAATATGACGGGGGTGTATGCCTCCGTCTATTTGCACATATAAAGGAAAAGAAATGGCTACAGGTGATACCGATATTAAAATATGTTCTGATGCATTATTAATGCTTGGAGCTAATCCTATATCTTCATTTACAGAAGGCACTGATGAATCTAATATTTGTGATCGTATTTACCCTGATGTCAAAATCAAAACACTAGCTAGTTATCCATGGAGTTTTTCATTTAAGAAATCACAACTTGCTAGATTAGTTACAACTCCAGCTAACGAATACAAATATGAATATCAACTACCATCAGACATGATTGGTAGACCACGAGCATTATATGATAGTGATTCCACTAATGTAGTGCCTAGACGTGAATACAGAATTCAAGGCAATAAAATATTAACCAACTATGAAACAGTGTATGTTGATTATCAATATAATGTGCCTGAATATGCACTACCACACTTTTTTGTACAATTACTAAAATATGAAATGGCATGGCATTTATCTATGCCGATTACTGATCAAACAGACAAAACTGAATATTGGAGAACAATAGCTCAAGGCACACCAGGCGAGAATGGTCGAGGTGGTTATATGCGACAAGCAATGAGTATTGATGGACAAGGACAACCAACAAACGCATTACAAGATTTTTCATTAATTAATGTGAGGTACTAATGGCACGTTTTGTAAACGTACAAACAAACTTTACGTCAGGTGAATTAGATCCATTAGTTAGATCTCGTATTGATATTCAATCATATGCTAACGGTTTAGAGACTGCAAAGAATGTTATTTGTCAGCCACAAGGTGGTGTGACACGTAGACCTGGTACTAAGTTTATTACTAGCTTAGGTGATTCAAGCACTGTGACAAATGGAAAAGTAAGATTAGTTCATTTTGAATTCTCAGTTGATGATAGCTATATGTTATGTTTTACACATAATAGAATGTATGTATTTAAAGATAAAGCTCTAATTACAAACATCAATGGCTCAGGCAATAATTATTTAACTACTACAATTAGCAATACAATATTAGATACAATGTGTTGGACACAGTCTGCCGATACATTAATTGTTGTACATGAAGATATCAATCCTGTTAAGATTGTTCGTGGTGCTAGTGATTCATCATGGACGGCATCTGATATTACATTTGATTCAAGACCTCAGCACGCATTTACTTTATCAACTGCAAATACAAGTTCATGGGGAACATTAACACCAAGTGATGTGTCTGGTAAGTTTACAGTTACAGCAGCTAGTGGTTCTTTTACAGCTGCTCATGTCGGTCAATATATTAATGCTGAACCACAAGGGCGAGCTAGAATTGTAAAACGGGTCAGTGCAACTCAAGTAAGTGTTGTAACAGAATTTCCATTTTTTGATACATCAGCTATTGCTAATGGAAACTGGGAGTTAGAAATTGGATATGAGAACGCATGGTCATCTACTCGTGGATGGCCCAGATCAGTCACATTCCATCAAGGTCGTTTATTTTTTGGTGGATCTAAATCTAGACCATCAACAATATGGGGATCTAAAATTGGATTATTTTTTGACTTTGAACCAGTGGAAGGATTAGATGATGATGCTGTTGAAGCTACCCTTGATACTAATACTTTTAATGCTATCGTTGATCTTATTAGTGGTAGAGATTTGCAAGTATTTACTACAGGTGGTGAGTTTAACGTATCGCAAGAAGGATTAAGTCCAATTACACCATCAAGTTTCTTTCTATCATCTACATCACGTAATGGTACAAGAGAAGGTGTTCGAGTTAAACAACTAGAATCTGGTGTTTTATTTGTACAAAGACAAGGTAAAGCTTTGTCTGAGATTGCATATTCTGATACACAGTTAACCTATGTTACTTCTAAAATATCTTTATTATCAGGACATTTATTAAAATCACCTAAGCGTATGGATATTAGACGTGCAGTGGCTACAGATGAAAATGATTTGTTATTAATTGTTAATGAACAAGATGGATCAATGGCTGCGTTCTCATTACTGCGTGCGCAAAATGTTATTGCTCCAAGTGAGTTTGTAACTAATGGTGACTATCTTGATGTTGGAGTAGATATTACAGATATTTATACAGTTGTGAAGCGTGATGATAATGGCACAGATAAATATTATATTGAAGCATTTGATGATGATATTAGAACAGATTGTGCTGTAACTGGTACAACGGCAGCTAGCTTAGATGCATCACATTTAGACGGTCAAACAGTGCATGTTATTTCTGATGGGTTGGTTGAAGAAGATCAGATCGCAGATAGTTCAGTAACATTTACTAATCCACCAACAACATCATCTGAGGTAGGATTACATTTTGATGTTGAGGTTAAAACAATGCCTGTTGAATTAAAGATGCAAACAGGTAGTCGTATTGGATTTAAGAAACGTATTGTTGAAGTTAATGCATTGTTATATGAAACACAAAACTTAGTCATTAATGGAAACTTAGTGCCAATTAGAACTTTAGGTGCTGGAGCATTAGATACATCAGTACCTGAATTTACAGGAACAAAGGTACTTCATGGTATACTTGGGTATAGTAATGATGGACAAATAACTGTGACACAGAATGCACCGTTAAAGTTCACATTGCTTGGTTTAGAATATAAAGTAGCAACACATCAAGGAACTTAATTATGGGAGCAGCAGTACCCTTTGCCGGGGCAACAATGACAGGGATGGGAGGAGCAGCAGCGACTTCAGGTGCTGCCATGTTTGCTGCATCTGCACCTATTGCAGCAGTGACTTCATCAATGATGATGAATCCATTGATTATGAATCCTGGTGGTGCTGGTTTATTTAGTAGCCTTGGTACTGCTTTTAGTAGACCACTATTTAGCACTAATTTATTTGGCGATATTAGCTTAAAAACATTAGGATATGGAATATCCACAGGTACAAGTATATACAACAGTATTCGTCAAGGTAATATTTTAAAAGCTCAATATGAATTAGAGGCTGAAAAATCTTTAACAGATATGGCAGTCAAACAAGCGAATGCAGAAGTTGAAGCAGTAAAAAGATTGAGAGCATTAAACAAAATTAATTCATCATTTGTTGCTAATGCATATGCTCGTGGTGTGGATGGTCTAAATGGATCAGCATTATTGAATCAAATTATTAGTGATCAAGAATATGGTCGTGATTATAAGATTGACTTATTTAATCTTAATAACATTATGACTACAGGAACTGTCAACAAGGATGCTTATCAGTTAGCTGGTCAGTCAGCATTCCAAAGTGGATTGTTTGAAGCAGCTATTAAGACAGGTGAAGCAGCATACAAATATGACAAACTATATGGTATAACATAATGGTAGATAGATACGAAAGATCAGCTCAGTACGCAAACATTGGTCAAATTACAGATGCACCATCACGTGTGGCATTATCTAGTGCGCAATCTTTAGAGAGAAGATTAGATGTTATATCACAACAATTCTATGGTGAGTTAGAATCAGGAGCAATTGCAAAAGGGCAAGCATACGGTGTACGTAATGCTCCTACTCGACAACAAGTCATAGATGCTATTGCTAATGATCAAGATGTAAATGCATTGTTTGCAAATCCTGGGACAGTTGAAGGATCTGCAGCTAGAAAAGTACAAGCAGAATTATTTAGACAAGATGCTATTGCTGATTTATTAGATAAAGCAGAAACAATTAAGATTGGTTTAAATGAAAATACAATCAATTTAGAGCAAGTTGATGAATTAGTTAATACGTTACAAGCAGAGATTAATGGTACATACAATATATTAAGTACTGTTGATCCTGATTCTGGTGTTAAGTTTAATGCACAAGCAAATAAAATTGGATACGATGTTTATTCAACGGCTAATAAAATTGCTGCCAAATTAGAAACAGACATTAAAAAAGCACAGATTCAAAAGTTTGAAGACAATTACTTAAACAACTTAAAACATCAATTAGATGTACAAGATGATGCAATTAGTGCTTTAGTCTTAGTTCAAGACTTACGTAATGATGTAGTAGCTACTTACGGTATGCTAACTGATGGTGTACTAAAACCACAAGAATTAAAAGATAAAGAAGATGGCATCATTATTGAATGGATTGCATCTAAGATTGCACAGAAAGATCAGTTATTAGACTTCATTGATGGCAAGGTAACAGATTATGAGGATGTACTGACATTCCGTAATATCATTGGGAAAGAAGATGAGATAGAAGCATTAGCACTAAAAAAAGAACAAGAGCTTAATAAAGTGTTAGAAGCTAGACAAAAGCAAAACAAAATGCTTAATGAGGATATGGCTGATACTAATGAGATTGCTTTCTTTTCTGGCGATACTGATATGACTCCTACACAGTTTTTAAAATCTCAAAGTAAACTTGGTAAGTTCTATACCCCAGATCAAAAAGCAAAGATTATTAGTGGCGTAGATGCAACACCAACATCAAAACAAGAACAAGACTTTGCAGTGTTTAAACAGTTAGCTGTGATAGGTAATATTGGCAGAAAAGATGTAGAAAGCTTTTTAGATAATGGTTTGATTACTCCTCAACAATATTCTGAATTAATTGGCGATATTATTAAGACAACAGAAAAATACACAGCTGGTGTGAATGAGATCAAATTGCAGTTAGGTGTATTGGAAAATGAATTACCAACTGATGAAAAAGCTGCATATAAATTATCCTTATATAGCGAAGTATTGTTACAGTTTAAAGAAATTATGCGTGAAAGAGAAGCTAATGGCGAACCTTTGATGATGTTAAAAGTCGCTCAAGATGTTTCTAAAACAGCTAGGTATTTAATTAAAGGGCAAGTAAGAGACGAAGAGTTTGATTTAGCAGACAGAATTTTAAACAAAGCTATGCCTGAAGTTCTTGTATCTGTGGATGAGTTAATTGGTATGAGTACTAATGCTAGAATTAAAGCTTATACAGAAGCTGGATATGAAGAGAAAAATTGGGTGAATGTAGAAAGACAAATTAAAGAGATTATTAAATTAGATGCAGTATTAAAGGAGGTTGGCGTTGACTAGACTAGATGACATTTATATGAAGAATTTAGAGGTTGATGCTGGCGAAGTTGTCAATATTGACGAGCTAACAGAGAAGGCTAGGGAATCAATACAACCATCTTTATTTGATCTAGGTGTTGTAAATCAAGTCGGTTATGGTATTCCACCTGTGGATGTCATGATGACAGAGGATGATCGACAGTTCTCAGGTCAATTAAAATCTACCATTGGTAAAGGTATGGCGCAAGAAACAATAGGATTCGTTGGCGATATGTTAGGGATACTTAAAGGTGTTTACAATATGACAGACCGTCAGTGGGAAGAACTCAGTCAAAGGATTAAAGACCCAACCGTACAACCAAAAGTACGTGGTTTATTAGAATCATTTCTTGCTGGGTTTAGTGATATTGAAGAATTAGGATTACCACCCGGACTTGGTATGACTTCTGAAGCAGCAGATAAAATGCTTACAGAAATGGGATGGGATCCAGTGAGTAAAGCAAATACACCTGAAAAGAAAGAAATATTAGAAGGTGTTAAAATAGGCGCACAAGTATTATCACCAGCTCCAACAGGCGCAGCAACAGAAGTTGTTAAAAAAGGTGCAAAAGTAGTGAAAGGGTTGGATGATGCAAAAAAGTCATTTAATGTACCATCAGTTCTATACCATGGTACAAATGCTAATTTTAGCAAATTTGACAAAAGCAAATCACCACGTGGACTATATTTTGCTAGCGACAAAAAAGTTGCTAGACAATTTGGAAAGAATGTTAAAGCAGTGGAATTAGAAATAAACAATCCTTTTGTAGCTTCATCTTTTGAATTTGATGCTGGATTAATGCAAAAGCTTGATATGTTTACTAATGAAATTAAAAGAAAAATTGGATTAGATTGGAAGGTTGATAAAAGTAAATCTAATGCTAGTACAATCACACCATACACTGAAGAAGGGTTAAAGAAAAAAGGTTATGATGGCATAGTTATTCCTAAAGGAGTTGGAGCGCTAGTAGATGATGTATATATACCTTTTGATGTATCACAGATAAAAATTGTTAAGGATAAAAAATAATGGCTAATATCAATCAAGAAGTTGATAAGTTAACTGTAGATAATCAATCAGTCAAAGACATGGCTGATAGTATTACTATGGATCAGTCATCAGAAATTATACAATCACAAGCAGACACTGCATCATTACAACTTGATCAACAAGACGATTCTGTATTTACAGGTGATAAGGTTGATGTTGCTGGTCCGGGTTTTATTAAAAAAATAGTAACTAAGCTTGAGGGTGGTGAAGAGAGAATCAAGCAACGTGAGATCTTAAACAAATCTGTATTTGATAAGATTGATCCAAATGATGGTGATTATATTGTCACACCATATGGTCCTGTTGATGCAAAAAAAGTTATTGAAAAAAGTAAAGACTACAAAGGGGAAGGCAAGCCAACTCGTATTCGTGATCGAGGAAAAGGTGGCCCAGAAGTTACTCGTACTAATTTAAACAACATTAATGGTCCTGAGTCATTTACACAGTTTATTAACTTTGTTGGCGATCAAGCTCCGGCTAATCTACAACAAATGCCTATCAAGAAACTTGCTAAAGAGTTAAGTACACCTACATTTTCTGCCGTTAAAGATGGTCAACCTGTTAGAGCATTTAAATCTGAAGATGAAGTCAATGCTTGGATTAAGAAACAAAAAGATGCTGATATGTATGAGGTACAACAAAATCAGTTATATAGTGAGCGTTTCTTAAAAGATGTATTAGATCCAAACAAGAAGACTGTAGCTGACCCTGTATATATCAGAAAGATGTTATTAGCTCAGGTTGATGTTGCAGCTAAAGCTGATGCACTAGCTAAGAAGATATTAAAAGCAGATGCAGATGGATCTTTGACACCAAGCATGCAAATTGAATTTGAACAAATGTTTGCATTATTAGGTGAGGTAAATAAAGCAATTGAAGGTCGTACGGCTGATGTAGGTCGTTCATTACGTATGTTTGGTGAAGCAAGAACTATGCCGACTAGTACTGAGCAGTTAAAATTCTTAGATGCTAATGCGCCTGATAAAGATACAGTACAACGTGCTAAACAGTTTTTAGCTTTAAATACTATTGAAGATAAGGCACAAGCATCTCAAATGAGGTTTGGTAGAAGCTTTAGTGAATCAGCAGAAGTGCTTATTAAAATGTGGCAAACAACATGGATTAATGGTTTGCTCTCAAGCCCTATTACACACTTAAAAAATATTGTATCTAACACTGCATATGCTGCATGGCAAGTCCCTGTTCGCTATACTGCTGGTGGTATTGGTATGATCCGTAAAGGTATATTTAAGCAAGATGTAAAGACTGTTGCCTTAGAAGAAGGTCATCGTTTTGCAATAGATTATTTAAGTTCTAGTATTGATTCTTTTAGATTAGGTGTTAAAGCATTTAGAAACAATGCGCCATTAGATGGTAAAGCAAGTAAGTTAGAGCTTGAAGGTACAAAAAATGTCTTTGATGATGTGTCTTATGGTGACACTATGTTCGGTAAAGCATGGAAAAAAGGCATGTCTTATTGGGGTAAGTTTGTAACTATTCCGGGTAAGGCACTATTGGGTGAAGATGAAATTTTTAAGGGCAGTGCTAGGTTTGCTGAGTTTCAATCATTAGCTCGAGCAGCTAAAGATGACTACTATGATTCTTTAGTTAAACAAGGTAAGTATACGCAAGAGCAGATGGATGCAATGGCAAATCAATATTACATGAACATTGTTGAAAATCCTCCAGCAGATCTGATTAAACAAGCCGTTGATTTTTCCAAAGAACTGACTTTTACTAAAGATTTAGAAGGCAAGATGAAATGGATACAAGATGCAATCAATGATACAAGCTTAATGAGTGCTGGGCCTTTGCTTAAAATGTTTGCTCCATTTATTAGAACACCAACGAATTTAGTTACTGAAGCACTTAAAAATTCACCAGCAATGTTTATAAATCCAAATTTTCGTAAAGCAATCAAAGCTGGTGGCAAAGAAGCAGATATAGCTTTAGCTAAAGTTGGACTAGGTACAACTGTCATAATGACATTTGCTGGATTAGCAATGAATGGAATGATTACAGGCCCTGGACCAAATAACAAAAAAATGCTTAAAACTTACCAAGCAACAGGTTGGCAGAAGTATTCTCTTGTATTTAATAAAGAAGGTTGGAGTGATAAGGGTATTGAAGAGTTAAAAACATACGGATTGATTACTCAAGGTGAAGGCAAATATTATTGGTCATTTGATGGATTACAACCACTATCAACATTAATGGGTATTGGTGCAAGTATTGGTGAATACTTTATGGCAAATAGTTATCCAAATGCTCAAGGGTATAACAATACTGAGATAGAACAAAAGATGTTAATGATTGCCTCAATGGCTGGGTATGATATTTTATCTGAAGCTCCTATGCTACAAGGTGTGGCTGATATTGTTGAACTAGCTGGACATGGTTTGTCTGGTGGTTTAGATGAAGCTGAAACATTACGATTAGTTAAAAACTTATCTAATAAACTTGGTGAGTTTGCTATACAAGGATCACCAATGGGTGTGTATCAGTCAGGTAAAGCAACTATTGAAAGATTCTTAGATCCAACCGTGAGTTCATTATTAAGTGAAGATGGTGATGGCTTGATGGATTACTCCATTAGGAAATATAAATCACGTTTACCTTATTATAGTGATGACCTACCTCCTCGATTAGATCCACTTACAGGGGAAGAAGTGACAATTGGTATGGGAAATTTCTATGAACTATATAGTCCATTTAAACGAGCTGATGGTACATATATTCCGGGTTATCAAACTTTAATTGATTATAACGTAGAAGTATTTGTCCCCCCGGTGAAGAAGAATGGTTATGAATTAACTGCTGAACAATATAATATGTGGATTGATTTAGCAACTGAAAAAGGCAAAATGCAAAAAGAGATTGATAGATTAGGTATTCGTTATAGAAATACTAAAGATCTTGGTGCAGTACAAGACAAGATGAAGAATGTAATGGCTAAGTCATATGAAAAAGCATTTAATAAGTTACAAAAAATGTACCCTGAGATAGCTGATTTCTATAATGAAAAAGATTTAGAATATAAGCAAATTGGTAAAACAAGATGGAACTAACTATGATAAAATATAGTAGAGGATAATTATGGCAATTGATATATCAAGCACAACTAGACGTATAGTTTATACTGGCTCTGCTGGTACAGGCCCGTACGCATTTAACTTTGAAGTCTTAGCAGAGACTGATGTTGCTGTATACTTTAATGATACAGAACTCACTCTCACTACAGACTACACTGTATCTGATGTAACTATAGATGGAACAGGTGAGATTACCATTGTTGTCGGTACTAATGTTCCTACTACACCTGATGCTGATGATCGTATTACCATTGTTGGTGACAGAACTATTGAAAGAACAACAGACTTTACTACAGGTGGTCCTCTATTTGCCACCTCTCTTAATGATGAATTTGATAGTTTAACTATTTTTGCACAACAAGTATTAGAATCTAATGATCGTGCTATTAAAGCACCAGTCACAGATCCTGATACCATTGATATGACTATCCCTAAAGATGATGATCGTAAGGGTAAGTATCTATCATTCAACGCAACTACTGGTAATCCTGAAGTTGTTAACACAGTGACCGATGTCACCACTGTTGCTGGTATTGCTAGCGATGTGACTACAGTATCAGGGATATCATCTAATGTAACCACAGTAGCTAACAACGATGCTAATGTAACTACAGTGGCTACAAACATTTCATCAGTAAATACAGTAGCGACAAACATCGCTGATGTTATCACTGTAGCGAATGATTTAGCTGAAGCTATATCAGAAGTTGAAACTGTAGCAAATGACTTAAATGAAGCAACATCTGAGATTGATACTGTTGCTAACAATATTGCGAATGTTAATAATGTAGGCAATAACATTACTAACGTGAATACAGTAGCTGGTATATCAGCAGATGTTACAACTGTTGCAGCAGATGGAGCTGACATTGGAGTTGTGGCTGGCATATCTTCAGATGTAACTACTGTGTCAGGTATTAGCGCTGATGTAACTACAGTAGCAGCTGATGGTACAGACATTGGCACAGTAGCTGGTATAAGCTCTAATGTAACAACAGTGGCTGGTATATCAGCTAACGTCACTACAGTTGCTGGGATTAGTTCTGATGTCACTGCTGTGGCTGCGGATGCTACAGATATTGGAACAGTGGCTACTAATATTACTAACGTAAACAATGTCGGTGATAATATTGCTAATGTAAATACTGTTGCTGGTAATGATGCAAACATTACTACTGTAGCTGGAATTAGCAGTGATGTAACTACGGTCGGTGGTATTTCATCTGATGTGTCTGCTGTATCTACTAACAATGCTAACGTAACTACAGTCGCAAGTAACATATCAAATGTAAACACAGTAGCTGGAGTTAGCTCAGATGTAACGACAGTAGCTACTAATATAGCAGATGTAACTAACTTTGCTGATGTGTATTATGGAGCAGCAAGTTCTGCACCAAGCACAAGACAAGATAGTAGCGCATTGCAAGCTGGTGACTTATACTTCAACACAACTGTAGACCAGTTATATGTATGGGATGGATCTTCATGGGATGAAGCAGCATTTAATACAACTGGTGCAGTTCTATCATTTAATACTCGAACAGGTGCAGTTACACTGTCATCTACAGATGTCACAGATGCATTAACCTATACACCATTTGACAATGCAAGCGCTGGCACTATGGCTACACAAAATGCAAATAGTGTAGCAATTACTGGTGGCTCAGTCACAGGCATGTCAACACCAACATCAGATAGTGATGTAGCAACTAAGGGTTATGTTGATACAGCGATTGAAGGATTAGCATATAAACCAGCGATTAATCTGTTAGCAGATTCTAATA